CGAATGCCTCAGCCGCTGCAACAGCGAAACCACGACGAACACGGGTCTTTAGCAAGACGCCATCCTTAGAAAAGTCTGCATCACGAGAGATTGCAGATTCTACTGAGCCACGAACACCATTAATCATCATGTTACGGTTACCTACGATAAGTAGTGGATCTCCAGTTGGAGCTGCGCTTGCTGCTCCTGATGTAGCTGCACCGTATGAAATTACTAATGGGTATCCGAATAGTGATCCTGGACGAGCTCCTAGTGGATCTGGAAGAACTAGGTTTCCACCTGTTGTTTCCATATTACGGATGTGTGAAAGCATCTTTGGGTGTGCAATGAATACTGTGTTAGCAGCATCAAAGTACTTGCTTGACTCAGCAAGACCTAGAGCATTAGAAATATCTGCGAACTCTAAATCTCCTGCTGTGTTGATGATGTTTGAAGCTGAGTTGTATGTTGCTAATGCACGGTATACAGATGTGAACGGTTGTCCGTCATCTCCGTCTGCTTCAGCTGTTACGCCAAGGCAAGCATTGTCATACTTACGAGCCCACTGTGAGGCCCATTCTCTCTTGTATGTGTTGAGTGTGTCAACGAGTGAATCGTTAACATCTTCCTCTGAAATGTTGAAAATTTGTGCATACTTTTTAGCTGTAAGAACTACCTCATCCAGAGTTGTATCTGAATTTGGAATGTCTACGCCTTCTGCAACAATTACTGGAGCATCTGATACGAAGCGTGGAACGCCTTTTGTACGAGATGCCATATTCTCACGACGAGCAAATGCTTCTACTACAGAGTTAGCTAATGTTGCTTGAATAGCAACGGAGCCTTTTTCCTCTGGAATATAACCATTACCTTCGGTGAGATCTGTGCGACCTGCGGCCATGTTAATCTCCTTTTAGTTAGTTGAATTTGAGTTTTTGAACATATAATCGTCCGAATATATTAATCGCAACCCAATCGTCCAATCGGAGCTGCATAAGACTAATTATACCTTATATCCTATTTATTTAATACTAATTTAGCCTGTAAATCTGATGCAGTTTGAGGAACTTGAATAGAAGCAGTTACTCCACTATCAGCTTTGCCAGCCACAATAAATTTTGGATCAAATAACTCTGGGAAGTCTGTCTTTAATGTAGCAATTTGCTCATCAAGACCTGCAATCTCAAAGTCTTCAGTTAAAGATAATGCATCCATTTTAATATATTTATTTAGCTTATCTCCATGTGTAATACCTAATGATGAAAGATGTTTATTTACATGCTCCATCATTAATTTGGACTGGAATTGGGAAATCTTGGAGACTGATTCATTTATCTGTGCCTCCAAGGCTTCCTTTTCCAATCTAAACTTTTTAGCTTCCGCCTTCGCTTTATCTAAAGCATCTAAGACGGCTTTAGGATCACGAATTTCGGTAGATGTACCTTCTACTTGATTCTGTTCTTCCATTTTTTACTCTCCTTGAGTGTTTTCTTCTCGTTCAGCAGCTGCCTGTTGCAGTGCCATGTTATTTGTATTTAAACCAGTTCCTGGCAATTCTACTGCCTGTTGTGGTGTTGCTTCTTCAGCAATTAATTTTGCAATCTCTGGATCATATCCAAGTTCGAGAAGAATTTGTTCCAATGGAACTCCTACTGACTTCTTACGAACTGCGATATCCCATTGATCTAAGGAATCGATTGATTCTGGAGACATCCAGTCAATTTCTACATCTGCCACAATGCCTTCGATTCTAAGCATGAACTTAAATAGATCTCTCCAAGTTGAACCAAGAGCAAGTTGGCGATTTAAAACCTTCTTGAATAATGGTGCTTCAGCAACACGAAGGGCTTGGCCTGATGGCAAGTAATTCGTGCTTGAGAAATAATGAACTGGAGTTGATGTAATTGCAGCCATGTCAGCTACAAACTCATTTACAGGATTTGTAAATGTTGCTGGATCTGCTGCTGGGAATTGACCAACTGAAGATACTCCTTGTAGGTACCAGAGTTGTCCTGGACCATTTTGCAATGCTCCAATGTTTTCTCTAGCTGTATCGTCCTCAGAAAAGTCATCAAATTCGTTTGATGTGCCACCATTTGACAATGCATAGCGCTGTGGAGCACCCTGATAGTCTACTGTGTACATATGAGTTGAGATAAGCTTGTTAATTGCATCCTGTGGACCAAATGCATCAGCATGTTCTGGTCTTCCGTATGGTTTATGTGTGCGGAAGTGGAAAACTGGTATTTCATTCCATGGATTTACTACAGTCTCAATTAATTGAAGATTAGGAACGCCATTGATAGTATCAATCTCGCCTAGACCCTCATATTTCTCAATTCTGTCTGGATAATACATGTTTATCTTGATAATCTTACGATTATTATCATCAGTTATCTGCCACATTTTTGTTGCAAATGACTTAATGCGTGGATTCTCTTGGTCATAAACCAAAGTAGTTGTCATAGGTGAGTTGTAATCTATTGCTAGATTCCCGTCCATATCTGGCCAAACAATTGCGTAACAATCGCCATAAACCAATGCGTTACGGTGAATTTCGTTAATATCAAGCTTTAAATCTGTCTGATCCCAGATTTTATTGATGTAAGCATCTCCTGCTTCTGATGTTGTCTCAACTTGCTCGATTTCTAAGCGATTATGTACTGCATCTACTACAGTCTTGCTGAAATTAAAGCGAAATGGCGTAATGCCTGAAAATCTTGATTGTTCGCTTCTAAATAATCTATACCAGCGCTGATGACTAAAGACTTCATCGTTTGCGCCTTCGTAATATGCCTCAGCAACCATATATTTATCTCTTTTAGAAATTATTTGGTCTAAGGCTAATTTAATATCTGTCATTTTATCTCCTTAAGTAATTTAATTGCTTTGCGAATACTTTTGGAGCGCTATTGTCCAAGAAGTAAAGAATTCCTGACACAACTGCGTCAAGTACGTCGTCGTGACCACTTTTTGGGAATGACCACATTTGTTCTTCTAACGCTGGGAAATGATTAGTGTGTCTAACTTTGCCCTGCTGGTAGAAATTCAAAGCTTTTCCTGCACGGATTTGCTTTGATACTGATTGGCGAATTGATTTATAGCGAACTGGTATATCTTTAAAAACATCTTGCCACAAATCGCCTCCCTGGTTAGTTTCTACATATATAATACCAGGATTATATACATCTACCAGTGCTGCCACTCTATCTGCTAGTTCAGATGGAGATACTTTAAGCTGAATTGCTTCTCTTACAAATATGTTTCCATCTGTACCTCTGCTCAATACAGCTACTCCTGTATAGTCAGAAACCTTGTTCTTTGTTACTGCTGGGTCAATAGAGATGATCGTATTGCCATATTCCTCTATTTCCTCAATAATTACATCTTCAAATGTCCAGAAATTACCATCAAGGTTAACTGGCTTATTCATATAGTTCTTTGCGAAGTCCCGCAGGTGTCTTTGGCTTAAGAGCCACTCTAGAGGCCACTTCTCAGGCCATACAGAGCGTTCTGAGCCATCATCAGCGGTCATGATAGCTGGATAGTAGTGAACATTCACATTCTGGTCTGAAATCCATTCTAAAGCCTTATCACGCTGACCTTCAGAGTATTTTCTGAACTCATCCATCATAGAATTAGGCATGGTTGTGGTGCCCACAATAATCATACGGGCATAAATATTCATTGGGGCTATATCGTCAAAGACTGTTCTTCGCTGTTGTCCTGCTTGGTATTCTGAGTAATTCTTCTCACCCTTTTCGATATCATCAAGAATAATGAGGTCAGGGCGTTGGCCAAATACCTTTTTACCCAATGAGTTAGTATCAATACCATTAGCGTCAAAGATAAAATCATTTGCCTGAATAATACGCCAAGCATTTGCCGCAAGGGAACGCCCAGTTGAACCGACAATCTTAGGTGTGCATAGTTCTGGGTAATCTGCTTTGAGATATTCATTTGTTTCCAATTCATTTTTAAAAGTAAGTAAGTGCGTCTCGGCTTGAGAAGCAGCATCTGAAAATGCAGCCACAAATTTAATATGACCATGGGCGGCGGCCCACATAGGTAGAATTAAGAAGATCCATGTGGACTTGCCACATTCTCTAGGTGCAATAAATGCATCTCTATTTTGTTTAGGAGCAGTTGGCTTATTGATCCATGTCTTTCCATATTCAGCTAGGTCCCAGTGAAATTCAGAAAGTGTAAGCTCATCTTTAGTATTCATCAAATGATGTGGCAAATATGTCAGCGCAAATAGCATTGGATCATATTTAGTAAGTTCAATACGACCTTCAGAAAATTTTAATAAATCTGGATTAACATCACCCATATGTTTTAACATAGTATTCATATTTATTGTCCAAATTTATTTACAGTAGCGCAAATATTATTTAATAAGTCAAGTTTATTTCGGGTAGTCTCACATAATGAGATGTTATTCATATGCATCGATATGTCGACAAATCTATATATCAATTAATAACCTTTAATGAATGTTTGATAGATTCATTCCTTATCTTGGCTTCATTAAGCATATCTATGATTGCTAAATCAGAGCCATCTTTGGAACGGTTCTCATTAATGTTAGTAGATTTACCTTCAATTAGATTGATTGTCTGAATAGCCTTATGTATAGCATTAGATAATTTGTTTATATCTTCTGCTAGTAGGTCTTCTTCATATAGTTTCTCTATAGATCTATCTAATACTGCCTGTGCCGCCAGCACCTTTTCTTTATCATTATAGAAAATGTCTAATTGTTTTGCCATAACTGCTAATGTATTAGCTGTAGGCATATCTATATTTCTTTGTACATAGAACTTCTTAGCTGTATGATAGGATTTTGGATATCCTAATGTTCTCATTGCTGGCCCAATTCCCATTTCATTGGCCATATCTATAAATTCTGTAACCATTTCTTCTGTATATGTTGGATATCCCATTATTTCCTCCTATTTTAACATAAATGTTGCCTTTACGAGGCACGTCTGCGATCTTAAATACTAATATATCAATATCTGTGGATATATCTGTGGATAACTTTAGTTAACCTGTGGATAACTATTTATCCTGTGGATATTTCTTTTTCTTTTTATTAAACTTCTTTGCTGCTCTATATCCAACTGCTGGATATTCTCTTCTTATTCCATGTTTATTGATATCTACTAGTATTCTACTATTGGACTTTTGAGTCATTCCGCCTCATCTCCTAGAGTTCTATCTAGGAATCTTCTCATTTGAGGACTAGCCTTGAATGAAAAGCTAAACTCTTGAGTATCTTCTTCGTTATACATTTCAATGGTCATAACCAATATGCCATCTGGTCTATAAAATAAGTCTTTGGCATAGGGATACAATTTGTATTCTCCTGTACCTTGGCTGATATAATCTCTAGGATCCACTAGTTCTTCCGTCCTTGCATTATGTACTAAGTATACATCAAAACAAAAGAAAACCCAACCTAAAGGGGTGAGGTTGGGCTTTCTAGTATCCAGGAGGGATACAGTGTCAACTTTGGCAACTGACGATATTATTTTATCATATTCCTATTTACAAAGCTAGAGTTAAAGGAACTATTTATTTTTCTTGGTCCCTTTTTCTTTGGTTTAGGATCATATACCATTGTTGGATACCACCAAGATTTATCACGCTTGATGGCTTCTTCTTGATATTTGACTAGCCATTCTTCTATCTTAATATCTAATTCTTTTGCTGATAATTGGATAATATCTACCATCTTATGATTAGACCAAAATGACCTTATTGCTCCATTTTCTTTATGATGTCTTCCTGTAAGATCTTGGTTTCTTTTATAGGGAGCCCTTTTGCTTCCTATATCCACCCTTTTCTTATATGGTCTACGCTCCATGTTTCATCTTTCTTGTAGCAATTCTTACTCTTTCTCTCCAACATGGTTTACAGTATATGTTGTGTTTGTCAGGGCTTATTGCTCTTTTACCAAATTGGCTTATAGGCTTTTCTAAGCCACAATCTCTGCACTTCTTAGACTGTCTATCATACTTGGGCTGTGCGGCCTTCCTAGCGGCATTGTAGGCCTTGTAATAGGCACTCTGGCAGGACTTACAGTAGCTAGCTCTGCCATCTCCATACTTTCTGTTACTGAAATTAAATTCAGTAATTTGTTTTTCGGTAAAACACATTGCACATTCTTTCATTTTACATAGTCCTTATTCTCTATAGTTTTCTTTCTATGACATGGCTTACATAATGTCTGTAAGTTTTGTGGTTCATTATTTGATTTGTCATTATCGATGTGATCTACATCTAATAGCTTTTTATCATCTGGAGCTGTAAGGCATTTCTCACAATACCCTTTTTTGGCCTTCCGTGCCCTTCTAAGGCATGTTTTACAATTCTTCCTATACATTGTCTTACCCAAGCCACTAATGCCCTTTATATCGGCGTTTGTGCCGCATTTACATTTTCTAGGATTCATCAGTTGTCACCATAAATCCCAGCACGGAGGCGGGGGCGGAACATGCGAAGCACACATCATCATATCTCAATGATAGCTGACAGTCATCACAATAATAAATAGTTCCTTGTTTTACCATGATAATAATTCCTCTATCTTTTCAGCTGATAGTATTTTCTCATTATTAACTTCATTATTAACTTCATTATTTGTTGCTCTATCAGCGTATGGGTATTGCTCTGTATGATTAGAGTGTATGTTCTGTGGGAACAAAGGCCTATAAAGATTGGAGTTATCAATCCTTCTATGAACTGATAAATAACCTTCCTTTACTAATTCCTTTTTGGCCCTAACTACTGAACTAATTGATAATCCAGTTCCAGCTGCCAGCGTTTTATTACTTGGCCAGCACATTTCGTTTTTGGTCCAGTTATAGTATGATGATATGATCAATGCCGTTAGCTTGGCATGTGTAGATAGTTTTGAAGCAAAAATTGCCTCATGGTAATCCATAACCTGCATTTGTTATCCCCTTTCTGGTGAGATAACCTAATTATATAATGCTATATTTTCTATGTCAAGCCCTATTTATCTTTATTCATGAAATATAGGTATATCTCATGCTGCTTGGCTTCAAGTCTATTTATCTGATCTTTGATCGATGAGCCTGAATTAGGAATAAGTTCTGATAGATAATGCTTAACTAACCATTTAACCATTGCTACTAGTTGTAGTTGGATAGTTATGATTCCGCCCACTATTGATAATACTAACTGTGTATCGGTCATGTATCGTAACCTACTATCTTCCAGTTCCCGCTTGCAATTGCATCTGCCAAAGCAAATGGTCCAGGTATTTCAGCCTGTGCAATTATTAACTCAGTATTATCTTCAGCTGTATTTATGATTATCTCAATTGCTTCTGGATGATTTGATTTCCAGTTTATTTCTCCGCTTGCACTTATGTCTACGCCGCCAAATCCATCATAATCTACATCAACAATAACTAATCCGTATGCTTCATTTGTTAAGCGTTCAACCAAGACTTCCTGCCCAGGATTTCCAGGCATATCTTGAATTACTTCTGTAACAAACTTAATACATTTGTCGGTTATGTCGAATGATGGCATTAGATATTACCAGCAATTATCCTTGCACGATATCTGTAGCCAGCTTTAATTCCCATAGGCCCAAGTAATGGTGCTGTTTGAAATATTTGCCATTGTCCGCCAACATATATTTCTTCACCATTGGCATCAAGAACATTTGATAGATAGGCATTTAGCTGCATCTTAGATTTGCTTTCAATTACAAGGTCTCCAAGCAAATTAACAGACAAAGCCAAAGATACTTGTGTGGGAACTTCGGTGTAAACTCTTTCAGTTACTGATCCGTCTGCTGATGTTACCAGCGTGTAACCATACAAATCACCAGTGTATGGATATTGTTTGGTTGTATTGGCTTTCATTAAATGCGTCTCCAGTCAATGTATGTAGGCCACTGGAATATTTTTCCAGTCTTGATGCTGCGTGGCTTCTTAAATGACAGGCCTTTTGCAGCCATTACGGCTAGTGGTGCAATAAATGGTGCTGACATTGCTGTGTTGAAATTCTGGACTGAATCTCCTGCACCTACTGAATTGGCAGCTATTTGTGTATAAACAATACCTTCATTATCAAGCATATATGCTGACTGATATGCAGTCATTTTATCTAGCAGTAGCAAGTCTGAAGGATTGTCGATATCTATTTCATCCTTGCCAACAAATATCTCAATTACCGCCTGTGCTCTTTTGATTAGGTCCAAAGTAACATCAGCGTCTGTATATTCTTTTACGCTATTAACAGTTGTAAACATTATCTATTTCTCCTTCCCAATTCACGCACTCTAATTGTGTGAGTTGTTGTGAAGTCTAATTTGCCTGTCCCGCTTAATTTAAGCTGGAATACATAGTCACCAGCATAGTCAAAAAGACTACGGTCTGTTGGCCATTCAAAAATAATTATTCCAAGATCTTTTGCGGCTGTGTTAAGAGTTGCACCTGTAAGGCTTATCTCTTCATTTCTTGTTCCCAGCAAAACCGCTTCAATTGTAGTATAGGCAGAGAGGTTAAAATCATTTCCATCCTGGTCCTTTACTTGAATCGAAAGAGGTCTAGCAGGAATTTGGTCTATCCAGTATTGACTAATCATTTGATTACGTCCTCTCTTATATATAGTATTGGGTCATAGTGTATTACTTGTAGTATAACTTGGTCTTCTGAAGCAACTTTAGCTCTGTTATTTGCAAACATTCCTGCATTTGCAAGCATTGGAGTAACTCCAATTGTTGATCCTGGTTTCACAATTGTAGCACTTGCTTCCATAGGTAGAGCAATGACTTTTCTTTCACCACTGCTAAATTGTGTTTCTTCTATCAACGCTGATGCAACCATAGATTGAGCACTAAAGTCTATTACTCTATCTGGAACACCCGCCGCATTTGGCATTGCTGCAGCTGCTGCAAAGGCTTGTGGTCTAATGACAGTTCCGTCAAGAACTTCTCTATTAGATAACCAGCGGAATCCTCTTGTAGGCATAGATGGAACTTCAAAAGAAGCCAGTGGATATCTCCATGAATATGTACTAGAAAAGAATACAGAGCCAGATGGAACAGACTGGAATGATATTCCACCATTTTTATTTACTTTTCTAGTTTTAATTGTATCTTTTTGTATACCTTTTCTAGAAAAATCTGAATCTAATTCAAATTCTGAACTAGCTTGTTGCAAAAGATTCATTCCATTAAGTGACCAATATGGAGTTGTATTTTGATTATATTCTTCAGCTAATAATTCATCTCTTGTAGCAAGATCAATCGCTCCATTTTCATACGCATAATTTACCCAGTAATCACTTATAAGTTCAACAGAGCCATTTTCTTGACACTTATTAATCTCTTCAGTAAAGTTTACAAATATTCTGCCACCAACCTGTGTTCCATCAAGAACATCGCCTGGCTCAAGAATAATAGATTGAGCATAATTTCTATAAGGATTTTCAATTAAATCTACTCCTCTACGAACTGTATTAGCAAATGCTGTAATAATCTTTCCAGCTTTTACATTTTCAAATGGTGTGGCAAGATAACCATTTTCATTATTATCTCCATCTTGTCCAGTAGTTGAAATTACAAATTCATCTCCAACCGCAAGAGCATCTTTATGTTCGTACTTTGCAAATATTCTATCTGGTCCACCCCAACGAAATTCATCTGAATTATGCCAGAAAGCTTGTTGTGTTTTTATTAAGGCTGGGTAATCAGTAATTCCAGGGTGTGTATTAACAATTCTAGTTCTATTGTTTTTCCATGTGTCCCACCATCCAAGAGGCTCATCATATTCTGGTGGAATTGGAAGGCTTGCGGCATCTACAATTCCAAACATTTGTGTAATTGCATATGGATCGTTGTAGTCACCTTGACCCACATTGTCATCCATATCTGGAACAGTCTCTACACGATCAACAATCTTAAGGTCAAGAGCAAGCTGAGCATTTGCAACCATTAAAGATAATCCAGTATCAACAGCTGCACGAAGGCTCTTTACAAAGTCTTCAAATATCTTTGATTCTCTTAGGTTAAAGTATGCGTCAACAATCTCTGATCCACTAAATGCATCTTTTTCATTTGGATCATTTGGATAGTTCTTAAACATAATCATATCAAACTTAGACAAGTCAATATCATTAATTAAATCAATATATCTTGGCGCATCTGTTAATGGATCTCTAAATGTTCCACGAGTATTAAATAAAGCAATGTTTGCTTGTGATGTATTTTGATATGGACTAACAAATTTTATAAAGTTAGTCGTTCCAATATTTTCAGCTCCATAAGCTTCAACTTTAACAAGATCTGAAACCCAGCGTCCAGTAACATCTACTGGGAAAACATCCCAGCCTTCATAATCTTGTGGAGGCTTGGTAAAGTAATCAAGAGTTGTAAGAACATCTGCAGATTCAGTGCTTGTATAAGGAGAAATTCCAGCTCCAAATCCAGTTCCACCAATTTGCTGAGAATCTGTTGGCCAGAAGTAAAGCATCAATGCTCTTGGTCTATTTCCTTCAGCCTTTGAACCTTGTCCAATTTCTGCTGTGGCAGTTGCTGGCTCAGCCTTTACTGGTTCATATTTAATCGATGCTGTGTAATGCTGTGTTATGTCATCTGAATCAACAAAGAATGCTGCATCATATGACCAAGCTGATGTTTCAAAGTCTGACTGCCATCTTGTATTTGAGTGGTTTGATCCAATAATGTATGGACGAATTCCAGCACCTCTTGCAAACTTGCTATCTGCAAAGAACTGGATATCTAGTTCTCCATCAATCCAGAACTGAACACGACCATCAAATCCATATTGGATTATTACATGGTGCCATGCTCCATCTGCAATTGCTTTGTTTCCATATGCAGTAATTAAGAAATCAGGATTAGAAACAAGCTTTATGTTATCAGGGTGAGCAAATATTGTAGCTCCACCAATTTCTTGTGTAAGACGAGTTGCATACAACTTGCCATCAATTAAACCAATAGAAGATGTTGCTCTTTGGTAAGCCAAAAAGCTTTGTTGGAATCCTTGTGCAATAACTTGATTGGATTTTGTTGACTTAAATGTAAATTCAAGGCTGTATCCATTATTTGAAACAAAGTTATTCTCAGGAATTTCAAATTGAATATTTCTAAATCTAACTGCTTTTCTTTCATAGTCATCAAATGTTCCAGTCTCAAGAACTGGTGTTGGAGTAGCTGTTAAGAATTGGTTTGCAGCATTTGCATATTGAATAGCTGTGCTGGTATCTCTTGGGTCATCCCGAACAATGCTACGAGGTAGATTATTAATAATTGTGTTTGTATTTGCTCCGCCGACATCAGATGTAACATCATCAAACAGCTTCAAGAATGCTGAAGCTGAAGGTGAGCCAGTAGTGCTAGGCAAGTTATCAGTTTTAAATCTTTCGCCATTAACTATAGAATGCTGTAGGTATAACTTCTGATACCAGATATCATCTGTAATTAACTTGTAAGCAGGTGGTGTTACAAATATTGCTTGAACTGGAATTGATTGTGCAATAATTAATGCTCCAAGAGTAGATGATATTGCTGGATCAACCATTTCTGCTGGGTTAGCAATTGCTGGGCTAGCATTCCATTTACCAGGAATTAATACTCTTGGATCTGGGAATGATGCCGATGCATCCATGTGAACAACTGAGTTATTTTCCCCAATATTAAATCCTGGATTTTCTGCTTGAGCGTCTGCAAGCATAGGATCGGCAAGATTATTTGTATTATCAATTGCCTCAAAGTTAGGTTGTAAGAATATTGCTTCTGCCACAAATGGCGGAATGAATGGAAATACGTTTGGCAATTCTGCAGATGCATCCATTGATAATACTGCAACTGTTGGGCCAAAGCCACCAGCAACTGCTGGATCAACTGCTAAAGAAGATGCCGTCCAATCAGATTTATTTTGTATTGCCTGATAAAGTTCAAATACTTCTTGTGCACTAAGTCCGCCTGGTAGTACTGCAAATTCATCAATGTAAGTATCTTTAGATGCTGATCCTTGACCAAAGGAATACTTACCTTCAGCAGATACGCCCCATGTACCAGAATCGGCTGGAGTAATTGCTGAGTTAGTTATTCCAGTAAGCTTTTTGCCATCTAAGTAAAGATCAAAGTTAGATCCATCTTTAGTTGCTACTGCATGGTGCCATTTATTATCTCCAACATTTGTTGTAGAAGTTAAAGATTCGTTGTCTGTACCGCCAAATCCTCTATTTAGTCTAGCTGTTAAATGGCCATTAGAGGCACTCATTGCAATTGTAATACCAGTTCCAATAAAGCCATACATACCAGTAGAAGCAAGTATTTGCTCAAAACTTGTATATCCATTTGCCTTAAATACTACGGATACTGTTTGAGCAGCAGGTGTGGTAAATGTTCCAGTTGGTGCTGTCCAGTCACCTTGTAAATAGGTAAGAGCATTTGTAAATCTATATGATTTATTGTTTAAAGAAACATTGCCATATGTAACATCTGTTCCATTAATACCAGCTGAGAAGTTGGTAAGAGATCCAAAGTTAAATGGTAAGCCAGTTGTGTCATCTAATCTAAATTCATGTGTAGGTGTATGTGTCTGTATTAAATCATTAAATGCATTCTCAAATCTTACTCTAGGGTCTACCATGCCAGCAGAAGCTTGAATAGGAGTTGCGGCAGCTGTAATCATAGCTGCTCTTTCAGTTGATGTTATTGAATCGTATCCAGTTACAAAGTAATGAGAAATGTATGCATAGTTATTATTAGTTCCACTAGTGCCAGCATCTCCAAAAAACATGCTATCAATACTTGGGAATGTTCCGCTTACAGTTGTGCTTGCTTCCGTTCCATTATTAAGACTTAGTTTAATTGCATCATTTGTATCAGATACTCTTGCTTGAATTAAATGCCAGCTTCCATCACAAATATTTGTAGAAATTTGAACAGTTTCTGATGTACCGTTTGGGCGGGTTAAAACAAATTCAGGATATCCAGCTGATGTAATTCTAAGGTTATAGCTGCCTGCTGCAAATGGATTATATATATAAACTATATTAGGAGTTTTAGTTTTATACCCAGAATCAGCCTTAAACCAAAGTCCTATAGAAAATTCATTGTCTGTTATTTCTGTTGAATATGGTTGATTGACACCAAATGCTAATTGAACTTTAGCGCCCTGTTCTCCTTTAAGTTTTAATGCACCAGATCCTTGAATACCGTTTTGTGTTTCAATTGATGTATTTGTAAATGCCCATGCTGTTGCAGCATTTCCACCAGATCCATAGTTAGTAATCTTGCCTAGTTCATCAAACTTATACCATTGTTCAAAGTTACGTCCAGAATTATATCCATCAAGCATTGTAGGAGTATTAAAGTTAGATACTTGAACATCTCCAATATCTGCAGATGCTGTAGCAGGCTGTGCTGTGTATCCTGAGTCAATAACTAATGATGGCAGAACTGATAAAGCTGATGCTGTAGCTACTGGAGCAGTAACAGTTCTATCTGCAAATTCTGCCATATGATTAGCAACAAATGTATCTACCTGTGCATTAGTTAATGAAGGTCGATAAAATGCATAAAAATCAATTGTTGCTTCTGAATAAGCTGATGGAGTTGTACCACTTGTTGAAGAATATGAACCAAGATTTACAAATCCGCTGTAATTTAAATTACCTACAGTTGCTTTTGCTTGAACTAAAGTACCATCGACATATAATCTAAATCCATTTGTTACTCCAGCCATATAGGATATTAAAACATGGTGAAATTTTCCATCACAAATATCAACTGAGCTAGTAATTGTATTATTATTAGATGAACTTTGCACATATGCACTTATTGTTCCATCTGTATTAAGAAATAAACTTGATTGATTTAATGAAGTAAATAAGGTTACTTGTGAACCTGGGTTTGTATCTCTTTTAAATACTATTTCGTGAATAAAATCTGCTATACCAAACCCGCCACCCCATTGATGTAGTACACGACCATTTGAGCTAAAATCATAAGAAGCATTTCCAGTTAGGGAGTTAGCATTTTGGGTAACAGTTCCATATTGAGCAGATGATACGGATATACTAGAAACATTTGCTTTTTCAGTTGAAGATGAATCTAGATTTGTTGCAAGTGTAAATCCTGTCTCTGCTTGGGCTAATGTATATAATGACATAAAAATAGGCTGCTGGCGTTAAGCCGCAGCCCATACTCCAATTCTAGTTAGTTCTGGGTTAATTGTTGAAATGCTGTGTCCGCCTATAGAAATGATTGGAGCAAAGGTGAGGTTGGAAACCACTGGAGAAAATACATTCCCAGAAAGAGTCTCGACGGTGGTTTGGACTACGACTAAACAAGCATTTGCTTGAAGTGCGCCAACCTCTACCTTTGCATCCATAGCGTTACCTTACGCTACTGTGATTCGAACAATACCAGTCGAATCCCATGTGATTGTAAAGTTACCATTGGTTGAAGACTGGTCTGAACCGAAATCTACATATCCAATGAGTGGGCTTGTTGAAGCTGTTCCTGTTGAACCATAAACAACTGCATAACGAGCTGTGATAGTTGATGAAGACCATGTAACATCTGCAGCGTCAAGAACGATTACGTTTGTGCCTGAATCGTATGTTGCTGTCTTAGATGCTAGTGTGATTCCACCAGCTGTATAACCTGTACCTGATACTTCATTCGCTGAAACATCGTTGAAGTAGTCATGTGTATCTTGGTTAGGTGTGTAAGATGATGTAAGTAGAGCAACCTTGATTGTGTCAGAGTCGAAGTCTACTTCCTTGTTAAGTGCCTTAAGTAGGAA